ATGCATAAAAGACAATTGTCTCAAGTGAAAAGGTAAAACCGTTTCCTTGAGAGGAGAACTTCTGGAGTTTGATAGGACCCAGAGGCCCGACAACCGTACCCGTTCGAAAACGAGCAAGAAAGGTCGCCCAATCAAGAGGGAGAAGATGATAAATCAACTCCTTCGCGATAGTATCAGATGCACTACTCAGGTCGAGGGTAGCTAACCCTCCAGTGATCGAACCCAATTGCGCAAGCAATTGGTTATCCTCTTGCGAGGATAGATCACAACCAAAACGACGTAACCGACGAACTAAATAGTCAGCGATCCCGAGTTGGAACATTGAGTTCAACACGGGCTCGACGGATATAGAACGATCGGTTTTTGCGTTTTTCGGGACAAAGCACAGTCTACCCGGAGTAATCCGGACGTCAACTGTGACCGAATCTTCATCCTTTTGGAAAGGAATCCAACCCGGCAACTCATCAATACAGCTTTTGACTGAACTGAAAAGTTCCTCACTACACGAGAATCCACTAGCCAGCTTCTCAGCTGGACAGGCGGACGATTTCGTCACTTCCGTTGTCGCACCAGGTCCAAAGCGAAGATCAAGTGATTCATAACTAGGGATGTCCCCAAGAATACGAGCTATTTTTCGCTGAGCAGTAAAAAGAACTGACTCAACGCGAGGTTGAAAGAAAAATTCACCTCGGGCCCACTTTCTAAAGACATCATTCGTTACGAAACACTGATTTTCGGACTCTACAAACTTTTCCAAGCCCTTTTGACGTCGATCGATACCTAAATCTAGATCATCCCGCTTTTGAAAGAAAGCTAAGGACTGTCTAAGATGATAGGCGTCTTCTGGCGACAAGAGAGTATAGTCAAGTTCGTAGTCACATACGCGTTTCCAATCTTGGGAGATAATATCCCCTCCAATCTGGGCAGCAAGCTCAGAATTGGCATTGGAGACCATATCAATGTGCCTAAGCGCAAAGTTTGTGCAAAGTCCGGTAGTAACAGAACTACTGAACTCGCTATCCCAGCTAAGTACCATGATAACTCCTTTAAGGGGGAAGCAAGGGAAAAGAAGGGTTCAAGTAGCAGACACGAGAGTGTCAAAGAGTTCAGGCAGCGGTCCAGTCGTGACAGGCGTAACTGAAGTAGCCACACCATTCAAGATATTAACCGCAAGTTGACGAGCCAACCGGCGACCAGCAGTATCCGAACGCTCATGAAAGAAACCGGTAATCTCTACCGTTTCCACATAAGCTATTTTAGGAGCTGCTGTATAGCCAGCGGCATTTTGGCCCGAAACGCTTTCCATTACAGGTACCGAGACACGTGCCGTGGCCTTCCACACGCCAGAGTTTAACCTCTGGAGAGTGGTAGTACAAGACACTTGCGCAATCAACGGCACCGATGACGCATTTTCTCTCCAATCCGCAGTAATTTTACCCTTATCACGGGTAACACTAACGGGTAGAAGAGTATGAATCACTGGTGTAGAAGCGCCGTCATAGGCGACAAGATTGGCAATCGCGGACATGAATGGATCCTTTCGACAAAAGAGCAAGTGCAAATGCCTAGAACATAGGCATAAGGTACATGAAACCAGCAACTAGGAAAGAGGAAAGTGAGAGTATAACTATCTGATGAAATGGCGAATTTCGA